TCTATCGCATCTTTTTGGATAATGTATTCCCGGATGTTTTCACAGATACCAAAAACTTCTTTGTTATGAGACTGTATCCCTATGCAAGTCAAAAGCTCTAGTTTGGCGTTTATGTCCGGCTCGTCGTTTATCAGAATTCCAATGGCCAGTTTAGTATGCCAAGAATTTTTAATCATTTAATAACTCCTAATCTTCCCACGTTGTTTCGTGGCCAATGTATTTTTCCCATTCTTTTCTCGCATCTTCCAAAAGCGGAAGCTTATAAATCCAAATTGTGTTTTCGTTTTCACGACGTTTAGATGTAGGCGCTGTCACCATTTTCTTAAACGCCTTACCTATAACGGTGGGTGTAGGTATACGAGAATGGATATTTCTGTCTTTGCAATATCTAGCGAAGGCGCTTCTGAAAACGTGAGTATCTATCGACAGTGGCCACTCGCCGCTAAATTCGGCGTTTATAACCTGTCCTTGGTTCAAGCACTCATACCACCAAGATGCAAAGGGATCTAGTGACGAGATCTTCTGCTCCAATAGGGCCTGAGTTTGTGGCGCTCTATTAACGTCAACGGCAGACAAATCGAACTTTTTCAAAAAATCCAAAAGTATTTTGTTTCCACCTTTGTCATCCATGCGGATTCGCATTTCTTCAAAAAACGCATTGTTTTGTTTCTTACCTTCGCCAACGTCTAGTACAGCGTACCGTCGCTCGTCCGTTGATGCAGGAACTAACCAATCTTCGTTTCCAATAATTATGAGTCTAACGAGGTTATCAACTGAATAAGGTTCTTTACCTTTGCGCTCGATTAAAATTTCTGGTGCGGTAGTTAAACCTTTTAACTGGCCCTCAGAATCTTTATCCCCTGACCAAAAAGCCTCATCCAACACCAGGCATAAGCATGAATCCATGTGGCCGTTAAAGTTTGAAGTTAAGTACCGCTTATTATGTGCCACCATGTAGTGGCCCTGTATGAGTTTACCAATGCGATCAATTGGAGCATTTTTACCCACACCTTTTGACCCCCTGAAAACTACAGTAGTTAGAGGTCTTTCATAAGGCTTTTGGATCAAGTGAGCGAAGTATCCCATTAGCCAAACTGTTAGGTCTGAGTTTCCTCGACACACGTTTTCTTTAACGTGCGACATAAACATGTCAAACCCTTTCCGTTGTTCTGAATTAGCATCTTCGTAAGAAAGAGGAGTGTAAGAAAATCCGCGCCAAAGATTATAGTAATTGTTTCTGGCCTCTCTTTCAGGAGCGAAACAAATTCCCTGGTATTCTCTTCTCCCTTGCCAGTCCAGCCATTGCGTGGCGAAAGTGTCGCTTTTTTGAAGCTTGTTTGGGGAAAACTTTCTTTTAAAGGCAGCTTCGTTTAAAAAGTTTCTCTTCGGCATACCTTTTTCGTCGATTGTCTCTTGGATAACGAAATAGTTACCTTCTAAAAGAACTAGCGCGTGGGACTTATTGATCTCTTTCAAATAGTGAGATACCTCGTCATCCTCCTTTTTAACGGGAGAAAATACCGCCTCTGGCGCTTCCGCACCTACGCTTTCAGTTCCGTACTTATATGCGTGAGATATTTTTGCTTGAAGCTTTTCAGGAATCCAACCAGATCCGTCGAACCAATGATCCAGCATAATCTCCAAACACGTAGCTTCATCAACTCCGAAGTCTTTAACTTTTGCGGCCACTTTATAGGCCGTTTGGTCGCCGCCCTCGCCTTTAACCGATTCAGGAGCTTCGTTACTCAAATAGTAGGTAGCTCTATCTATAGCTGTCACTTGGTCTAATATTTTATTAACATTTATTGAATCGTCTTTATCCCTCGCTTTGCCTAGCTTAGAAGCAAGCCAAGCGGGAACGAAAGATATATCACTTTGAGCGTACGTATATTTTAGGCCATTAAGCTCCGAACCTGCTCCGACTAAATATCCTCCTTTAGATCTAATATCTAGCCCTCGTCCTAAAACATCAACCCCCTGCTTAAGTGCTTCGCTATGGCGATATATTAAATGTCTTCCCCCTGTAGGCGTAGTTTGGGTAAACGTAGCGGGAACTTCAATCCCCAGAATGTCCATCTCGTCTAAAACTTCGTCGCCTTTTTTATCGCCTTTATTGTCAACATCTATGGCAATCAAAGACTCTCCCTCTCCAAACTTAGAAGTGGAGATACCTATGTTGTATCCGCGCTCCATTTCTAAAACTGGGTCTGTCCACCATGCTCGAATCGCTTCGGGGTCACGGGACGCCTTATTTGGGAAATCTTTAATCAAAGGCTTTTTTGAATTTTCCAAGAGTGGAAAAACGTGAAATCCTAGTGCGGCCAATTCAAGGGCGGAGTTCAATTTACTCATATTCATTTCTTCCTTAATCATCATTTTCTAAATCTTTTTCCAGACCAGCCGGACGCAGCGATAGGTAGGCCCTTGGCCCAAGCGGGTAGAGCGCACATCAGTTCAGAAAGTTGTTTAATGTTTTGAGTTTTATCGTTTAGATCGGTTTCGCAAACTATTTCATCATGTACATGTAGAACAACATTGTAGCCCCTCTCATCAAGCCTTAGCAATGCTTCCGCCAGGAAATCTCTAGCTACTGCTTGGGTTATATTTTCCGCAGCGAGTCCGCCATAAAAATGACTACGTTCCCATTGTTTGGTTAACGAGTTTTCAGTCATGTAGGTAAGACTGTCCCGCATCTCTCCCCATGGAGTTTCTTTTTGTTTAACTTGGGGGAAGGGGTAGTACAGGCATCGGCCAGAAGGTAAACGACATACGAGGAAAGATCCGTCCACTTTGTACTTAATTTCCCGGTGGTCTTTAGGCCCTGCACTGAATACTTTTCCGGGGTAAGTAACCGCGTTTAGTGCAGCGGTGTTAAGCTTTTCCCAATACGAAACTATTTTAGGATGAGCATTTCTCCAAGCATGTTTAAGTTCATTAGCTCTTTCATCTGTAACTTTTACGCCGTAGTTTTTGGCCATGGAATGGAAGGCAACGACTCCGCCTTGATAACCCATAGAAAGCTCTAGCACTTTACCTATCTGACGGTGCTGATCTTCAACCTTATCAAGAGATAGGTGAAAAGAAGCTGAGTACGAAAGTTTGTAAATGTCTGCGCCGATGCCGTTATCAAAATCTGCAAAAGCCTTTATTTTCCAAGTCTCATCGGCCAGCCAAGATAAGCATCTTCCTTCAATGTTAGACCAATCCGAAGCAAGTAGCTGCTTCCCCTCTTCTGCAATTAGAAAACCTCTAAGGCAATCGGCGATTACGGTTGTAATTGCTCCGTGGAATACGTCTATCCATTCCGCGCCTTTAATTAAAGCGTCAAATATTTCTTCTATTTCTTTTTGTTTAAGTTTAGGCCGGGGGAGGTTGTGAAGCATAATGCCTCTTCCTGCCCAACGGCCAGTTCCCGCACCGTTGAATTGCAAGGTGTTTCTCGCTCTACCGTCATCGCAAGATCTAAGTAACATCGCTGTTAATTTAGCTGTAGAGGACTTTGCAGCTTCTTGTCTTAGTTCTAAAACTCTTCTGCAAACATCGGAAAGCGCAGAATCTAAGAGCGCGATAACTTGATCTTTGGCAACGCTATCCACTTCTAGCCCCTGATCTCTCAGGTAATTTCCGATTTGTGTAGCGGAGGAGCAAGCTTCGACAGCCCCGCCCGTAAGGGTTCTTATTTCTAAATCTAGTCGCTCTTTCTCATCTAAGATCATTTTTTCAGCTAAGGCCACAGCTTCGATGTCTATTTTAATACCTCTAGCGTTTATATCTTGGTCTAAAAGCCAGACTCTTCTTTCTTGTGGTGAAATAGGTTTAATTAGTTTTCCAGCTTCCCTTTCGACGATAACGTCCTGAACGCAATAGGCATAAAGCTTTTCAAATTTTTCAGGATAGTCTTTCTTTTCCCACCAAATGAGATTTCCATCTTCTATTTTTCGCGGTTTAGATAGTTGGAGCATAACTCGGCTTCCGGCCATATCTTTTTTAACATCGAGATTTAGCGCAATGGCAAGCTTTTCTAGCTTTCCAGGTAGCCCCATAGAATACCCGCTCACCATGTTGCAGTAAACTTGGCCTATGTTTAAAATTGGAAAGTTATATTTTTTTACGCCCACTATGTTCCAAATTGTAAACTCGAAAGGAGCGTTGTGTGCGTGAATTTCTCCACCTTCAGATATATGCGTTTCTAGATCATTAGGAAACGGCATACCAGGAAGCCACAATTCAGGGGCGCTATCCCCGAAAGCGTAGGCCATACACAAGATGTCAGTAAGAGGGGATTTTGCATAAACGGCCAGGCCTCTTTTTTGGAGGTCTATGTCGCTTTTTGTTTCAAAATCCAAATGCACTTTCATCGAGTTTCCGTTTAAAAATGGGGGATGGTGGCGCTCCCCAAGCGTGATTTTTTGTCATCCACCTTAAAAATTAAAAAACTAAGACCACATGTCCGCTTCAGTAGAAGTGTTTTCTACCGGAGTGAACTCACTGGTAGCACTTGTTCTACCGCCGCCTAGAGGTTCACCGTCAGATAGTTTTTGGATATTTTGTAATCCAAAAGCTATGCCTCGATTTCCCGCCTGGTCATAGTAGTAAGGTCGGGTAGTGGCGTGGGCATAGCATCCAGCATAAAAATCTGCCTCGTCCATAATTGGTTGAACATCTTCGTTAACTACGCCAGGTTTTTGCTGACTCTTAATGTTCATGAAAATTGCGCCAGCTTCGTGTCCAGCAGGCAAAACTCCGTCTTTTTCTCTGTCTGTCTGATCTCTAAAAGGGGATTTCAAATTTTTAGGCCACTTAGTTTTATCCGCTCCTAGCTTTTCGATTAAAACTTCTTCCGCTGCTTTTTTCAAAACTGAAAGGTCTTGTCCTTTCTTGAACAGGGCCACAACGGAGTATTCAGTTTTTCCACTCAGCTTGTTTAGCTCAGGCTTAAATACTTTAGGGTAAGAAACTCGGAACTTAGGTGTGTGTACGTTTTTCGACATTGTTTTCTCCTTTAGTCGGTTTATGCTCTTTTTAGAGCGATCAGTTTAATACGTTAATTGTTTCTAAAGCCGCCATTGCCTTCACGACTAAATCTTCTTTTGACCTAATGGTCTTGAAGATCTTGACTAGCGCTGAAAGGGTCACTTCCTCTCTGGCCAGGGTGTAGCCTCCGCCAGGGCCTCTTTTAGATAAAATGATCTTTTCGGCCACAAGCTTTCTACCAATTTGCTCCATAAGGGGCTTACTGATATTGGACTTTAAGCAGAAGTCTTTTAACTTAACTCCAGGGTTGGTTTTAAGTTCTTTAAGAAGGGCCGTTGCGTTGATAACTTGTTTCGTAATCATAATTTTCTCCTCTATTCCTTTTCAATTTTAGTAAATTCAGTTTCTATAGCGGGTTTAGAGGTTTGACGTTTATCGGCCACTGGTGCAAGGGTGTCGCCGCTAGATTCTTTTAAAACTATTTCTTCCAAACGCTTTCTATCCTCTTTTGGTAAAAGAGCTTCGATTTGTGCAGGTGTTTTAAGTTGAGGGTCTTTTCGTGCTTCAACACAACTAAGCCCGAGCTCTATCAAAAGAAAATGTTCCGCATCTTCCTCGTTTCTCCATTTTCTGTTGGCACGTTTAGGCACCAATTTATAACCAGGGGGGACTCGTCCCTCTTGAGCTTCGCGAAAAGCAAAGTCCTTTACCGATTTTGCCCATGCTTCTATCGCTGGTATTTTGCCTAAGATGTCTCCAAGCTTTTCAGGGTTGTAAGAAAAAGCAGGTGAAAATTCTTCTTGAGCTGAAACAATCGCAGTCTCATGGAGAGTTGGGCAGAGAGGTGCGGCGGGGCAAAAACGGCAATGATCTCCGGCAAATGTAGGCGCTTGTGGGTCTTCTGTTTTCTTAGCGTAATCAACCAAGTCAGCAGAAAAATCTATAAGGTCACTTACAGAAACTTTCCAAGATCGGATAGGCCCGACAGGGTGAAAGCATCTGGGTTGGACTATTACCATTTCCACATGAGAACACGCGGCTCCAGTTTTCATCAAAGCTCCAAGAGCGTAATACATAAGTTGATGATTGTTTTCGGCCTCTACCGCTAAACCCTTCCCATGTTTGTAATCTATAACGGAAAGAAGTTTTTCTTCCGAGAAATACAAAATACAATCGGAAGTCCCGTACAAGTCAGGATGAAGGGATTCTAAGTGAAATCTCTCTTCTACCTTCATCCAAGTAGGCGTAAACGATCTGATGTAATCTACGTAAGTCATAACCGCGTCGACCATTTCGTCGTCGTAACCTGATAGGTCCGTTTTTACGTTAGTGAGAATCTTCTCCGCTAAATCGTGGGCGTTAGTTCCCTCTTGAGCGTAAGAGCTTGATACGTTCGGCATGTCCACCGACAACCTTACAGAAGCAGGGCATTTTGCCCAACGGGACATACTGGACGCTCCTATCCGAGAATGAGCACTCATTTTTTCAAAGCCTCATCACACTTAACTATGAATCCCGCGTAATCACTTACTAGGACATCTGAAATCCTGCGACAAGGTTCGCCTTTTTCGCTATCAAACTTAGATAGAATGTCTTTGGCCGCATCTAGGTTTATCTTAGAACTAACTTTTTGACAGGCAGTAGCTATGTCTTCTTTGGTGTAGTCGGAAGCGGGAGCCTCTACCGTTTCTTTTTTCTCTTCTTTTTTAGTTTCTTTCTTGGTTTCTTTTTTCTCTTCTTTTTTGGATTCTTTCTTAATCTTCTCTTCTTTGACTTCCTTACTAACTTCTTGGGTTTCAGCTTCCACTACTGTATCCGCTTCAACTTTAGATAGACTTACTCCAAACTGCTGGGCAAGGCTTCTTACGAGATCGGCCAGTTCGGGGGCCGTTTGTGCGCTAACTTTAACTTCAATCATTTTATTTCTCCTTTAATTTCCAGATTCAAATATCTGGTTTAATTCTTCTGTTTTTCTTTTTAATACCGCCGTAACTTTCTCGTCTATAGAGTCCGCTAAACTGGCCAGTCTCACCGTAACGGACTTTTTCTGTCCTCTTCTGTGAAAGCGATCAGCAGCTTGTTTGTTTTCTCCTGGCACCCAACTTTGCTCAAGAAAAAGGCACTGATGAGCGGCCGTAAGAGTAATTGCAGTTCCAGCAGCTTTAATGTTTCCTATAAAAACTTTTGTCTTGGGGTCAGTCTGGAAAGAATCGATAGCTTTTTGTCGCATTAAAGGCGTAACTGCTCCGTTTACAACTACGGGGTTAAACGGCTTTAAGAGCTCTTTAAGGTTAGCGATAACATCTGTGTGAATCGCGAAAATGCCTATTTTGTCGTAAGCTCCGTCTTTTAACTCTTGGGAAACTAACTGCGCCACCGCTGCGACTTTTTGGAGACCAACGTACCTACGAAGGGAGGAAACGGAATCGCCAAGGCTTTCAATGGCAAAAGCCAGATCGGTCTGCGAGTTTAAAAGTTTTTCCTGCTTTTTAACTTCCGTCATGTCTAAATTTATAACTTCGAGGAGGGGAGTACCTTCGACGGATACTTGAGAAAAAGAAATGGAAGGTAAGTCTTCTATAACGTCAGCTTTCATACGCCTTAGCATAACTCCCGAAAGCATCTCTTTAATCTCAGAAACTTTATCCTTTCGAGTTCCGATGATTTTTTCTTCTCTTTTACCGCCGTAAAATGTTGGGCGGGTTTTGCAGAAGCGCTCAACGAAACTATCGTAGGTAAGATTTGTGACGTTAAAAGTGAAAAGTAAGGGCCATAATTCAGCGATATGGTTTGAGGCCGGGGTTCCTGAAAGGGCCCAACATCTATTTGCTGATCTGATAATTCCGTTTTTACCATATATCCTCTGAGTTCTTTTCGCCGTCGGTTCTTTTATGAAATGACTTTCATCGCATATAATTAAATCCCAAGGAGTCGTTTTTAATTCTAAAAAGTTTTCAGTCGCATACTCATAAGAGCAGATAGTCTTGTCTCCGTGTGCGTCTTTTATTTCAAAGCAAACAGTAAACTCCGAAGAGAAAACGCTCCACTCAGCAAATTCTCTTCTCCAATTAACCCGAGCGACGGCCGGGCATATCACCAGTATGTTTTTAGCGTTAACCATGTCTGACGCCAGAATGGCCTGAAGTGTTTTACCTACGCCAGGTTCGTCAGCTAAAAGAGCAAAACGGTTCTGGGCCAGAAAATATGCGCCATCTATTTGGTATTGAGATATTTTCACTTTTTCACCGAATTAATGTGCGCGTGGCCTGTTTTCCATGTGAAGAATAAAGACGAATCGGCGGAACTAACCCACAACTCGTCTTTAGGCTTAAAGGTTTTTAAAAACTGTTTTGTTGGCCCTAAAGGGAAGTGACTTCCTGCAAATTCAAAACTTACATTTTTCCTTCTTCCATCGGCTTTCAAGTCTTTAACTGTTTTCTCTAAAATCAATCTACAATTCATTTTTCACCGCTCAGTACCCATGCGAAGTGAGCTATTAAAATAGCTTCAGCTCTGCCGTGGTCTTTTTTTCGTGTTAAATATTTTTGGGATTCGGGGAATAGTTTTATAGCTTTTTGGATTGCTTTATTTTTGTCAGCGTCTAAGCCTAGAGCGCCTTTCCAAACCAGCGGCTTTACCGTTTGGATTCGTATGCCATGAGAAGCTAAAACGCCGTGAACGCTGCCCGTGGAAAAGCCAAAAACAAACGAACTAAAGGGATCCGCTTTCGTTCCAATCTGGCCAACTTCCTCAATGCAAGCTAAATTTATATCTTTGGCGTAGCTTTCGATTAGAAAAGAAAGATCAACTAAGTCGATACGTGATTTTAGCTTATTGCCTATCTTGACGTCGGCCAAAGGGAAGTCATAAACGCCCACTAGCTTAGGTTTTTTCCCCGAAGATATAAGAGCAATTGCGCCCGTTACTCCGGGGTCAATTCCGACTATGAGGCTAATCGCCTCAAAATCCGCACTATAACTAGGGTTTTGAATGTTGTTTAGTTTAGGTGCATTTGCAATTATGGCCATGGCCGACGTAGCACTTAATATGCGCGTGTTACTTGCTGATATTCTAGGTCTTTTCTCTATGATGCACGATAAGAAAGATTCTTGACTTCCCTCGTTACACGATAGAAAAGGCGACGGTTTACTTAGTCTCATTTCTATTTTTTCACTTTCCTAAATTTTGGTACTCATGGAGATTAAATCTGATAAAAATGTTTGTCTACGATAATCCTTATGTTTTCGTTAAGGTAAGATTTTGTTAGATAGCTTAAAAAACGACATAGCTATAGATTAGTTTGCTAAACCGTGTAATTTATTCTAAAAATCAAATTTATTTGAAAATAATGTTTATATCGTGTTATCTTTTAACCGATATAAAGCCTACTAAAGGAGTTAGCTATGCGATTATCTATTACAATGTCATTAGGCTTAGGTTTAACCTTCTTAGCTTTCGCTCAAAAGCCCGTTTTGGTCAGGAGTGTACTTACTGGACATCCAACTTCTGAAATGATTCGTAACGATTTTGTGGACGGTATGCCTTCTTTTAGATCATGTCATCAGTCTCACATAGAGAAAGGAGGGGGAAAAGTTAATGGCCTCACCCTTAAATTCAACATAGGCCTCAACGGCTTTGTTAACTCTCCACTTATTGAAGAAGATGCGCCTAAAACGCTTAAAGATTGTTTGATTGCTTCCTTATTGGCCATTCAATTTCAGCCATACGAAGCGGAAAAGGAAATTGAAGTTAAGCAACCCTTAATATTTCATGAGAAAGAACTTTGAACACGATAAAAACAAGAACCCTAAAACCTTAAAGGAAACATGAAACCACCAAAAACGACTGATCTGGCACTAATTAGAAACCCGGATCTGGCCCGAAAATTTCAAAACGCAGGGAAAAATAAGGCCTTCATTGACGATTTTATCTCAGACTTTTTGTGTCAGTTTATATCAAACGACACAAAAATAGCGTACATTAAAGATCTTAAATCCTTCTTTGCCTTTCTGCGGTCAGGCGACGTCATAATCACTCATCCTAGGCAGATAGAGGCCTTTCATTTTCAACTATATAGGGACGAACTTATCCAGCAAGGCCGGGCCAGCGCCACTATCGCCCGCCGCCTCGTATCTATACGCTCATTCATGAAATGGTCAGTCGCAATGAAGCTTATAGACTCGAATCCCTTAGATAGCGTTAAACTTCCGAAGGTTCAAACCGAGGCCGAAACTCTCGCTTTTGATGATAAAGAGGTTGTGCAGATGATCTCCGCGCCCGATGTGCGCCACCACCGGGGACGCACTCACCGCCTCGCTATGGCGCTTTTATTCAATCTAGGACTAAGACGCTCTGAACTCGTAAACGTCCGAATGGAGCATATTTACGAAGATAGGGGGCACACCGTTTTGAGGATTCGCGGGAAGGGGGATAAAGTGCGAGTAATCCCCTTAAACCCTTACGTTTTATCTGAAATAACCCGCTACGCCGAAGCCTTTAAAGTCTGTCCGCTTGAAGGCGCGGACTTTTTACTCCAGGGAAGCGATCAGGGGCGAAAAAATAAAACTCCCATGAATGGCTCCACTATCTACAGGCTCATAAACAAGTACGCTAAAAACCTAAAGATAAATAAGCGTGTTTCTCCACATTCGTGTCGCGCGACGGCAATCTCTCATCTTCTGGACACCCAGGGGCGATCTATCCGCGACGTCGCCACCTTCGCGGGGCATACCAATATCACGACCACTGAAAGATACGATAAAAGGCGCGGAAACTTAGATAAGTCTGCAGCCTATGGGGTTAACTATTTTGAAGATGAGGAAACGGAAAGCGCAAGTTAGTCTCGCGCGTAAGGCTTTTTTTCTTCTTAAGCTCTATTTCTTCTTAGCTGTTTTTTTAACTTCGTTCGGGGCAACGTGCGCCGTTGGGGTTATTGTGCCCATGCCTTGCATAGCTCTGAAGGCCATATATCCTTGAAAGGCCATTTCGATGCCAGCAGATAGGTTGCCTTCACCCAAAGAGTTTAGCATTTGTATGGTTGACTCTTTGAGCGTAACGGACCGGGTAGGTTTACGACTATTAAGCTTAGGGCGCGGCATAACTGTTCTCTTTTTTGTAAAATAATGTTTACACATTTTATCAGCATTAAATTTTTAGGTCAAACTACGCGCGAGGCGAAAAGGTTAATAAGGCGCTAAATTATGTTTGTCCCGCTAAAACAAAACCTCTTTTTCACCAGTTTTTTGACCGTCTTCATCAAGATATTCTTCCCAAAGATGGACTGGCATTAAATCCCCGAGTTCTATTCTTAAAAAGTGATTGAGCCTGTTTGCCCCTTCCCTGGCCTGGTTGAGATCTCCGCTTCACAACAGCGTTTAAATCTTTATCTGTTATTCTCATTTTAATTCTCCTCTTTTTTATCTATAGAGTATTCGTTCATTTGCTCATAGAATAATTCTTCATTGTCTTGAGTTTCTGGATATAGCTTTAAAACTTGATCCTCTAAAAAATCACTGGCCGCGGTTATCGTTCTAAACTCTTCACCTTGGAATTTGTGATTTCCGGCCCAATCGTGGATTATGTATTGTTTTTTCATTTTTAACCCCTTTGTTGGTTGTTTATTAAAAAGCCATTATTAGTGGCGGTATCGCTAAAATTTCGTAACTGAACCCATTCGGGCCTTTGATCTTCCAAAAATCATTAATCTCGGAAAATGCTTCTGTTCTATCGAGCCAATCGCTTGGGAGTTTTGCAGTCTCGTTGCTTTTTTCGCTCATGGCCTTAATTGCCTGGTCTAGGCCATGCATGGTTTTCCTTAATTCCCATTCCTGAAGGCGGTTGTTCCTTTCAAAAAGAATTTGTTCTAGTTCTTCTTTCCAAGGGCCATAATCACAACCGTCAATGCCAGTGCAGTTAGGACTATCTAAAATCAGCTTAAGCTTCCAAGTTGGGATAAACTTAAAGTTTTTAGAGCTGCCTTGAGGCGTTTGACTCTTTTTGTGCTTCTTTTTGAAAAATGACATAGTTTTTAACCTTTGTTGTTTTTGCCTAAAAATACTTTATCGTGTTTTTATCGTGTTTACAATAGCTATTTATTTAAGTAAGTAACTTTTACCAAACATAATAAAAGGGATGAGGTTTAAAAGGGTTAAAAGGTTTAAAAGGGCTAAAAGGGCTAAAAGGGTTAAAAGGTTAAAAGGGTTTTAACCTGGGGGATGAGGCTTAAAAGGCCCTAGAAAGGGATGTTCTGAGGAAGCCTAGGAACATTTAATTTAAAAAGGCTTGTAAGGTTCTGATTTTCTTAGGTTCCGACTGTACCATAAAAAAACACAATATTGCGCCAGGATCTGCGCCCATGGTGTTTATAAAAAAGGGCTTAATAATAATGTGTAGAAATATACTGTATACTTAATATATATATATATATAAGAACATAAGAACATACCTTTAATATTAATGAGTTAGATGCGTTCCAGTTTTGTAAATGTTCCTGGCATAGCTTGGAACTTCCCGATGGTCTTTTAACTAAGAGCGTTAGGTAACTGCAAGTCAATTGCAGTTTTACAGTTCTGGCTTTCTATACCATAATAAGCGTTATGGATGATTACGAAGCTTATAGGCCTAGTGAGGTTAGAAAGAAGAAAGCAGCATTAAGGAAAAAGAACCTATTAAGAGCCGCGACTCATGCGGATTCAAAGCCCATGACTCTCGATAAGATCAAGGCGCTTCAGGTAGATGGCCAACTAAGCATTGAAGCCTTTAAGGATAACATAGGTAAACTCTTTCCAGTCGTTCTACTACTAATCTCCTCTGGGTACAGCGTCGGCAAGGTGGAGTCTTATCTAGGTATGAATGCTTTAAGCTTACAGAGATTCATAACTATTAATCCAGTTTTAAAGGCTAAATGTAATGAGGCCCGAAAGATTAATAGAGATAGAGAGTCATTAGATCTCATAGAGCTTAGATACATCCTTTCGTAACTCACATATATAAGAGACACGCACTATAATAAAGTTTATCGATACACCTTAGTAATATCATAGGGTTACGAAGCCTATTGGTTGCCTGGGTTAACGCGCTACCCCACCCCCGTACCCCCCGCTTCAGTTCAGTCTGGCCATCTCATCCGTACGCTTTACACAAAAATTTTCCAAAATTCTAAACCAACTAGTGTCATAGTGGCACCACCTTACCAACCTCCCAAATTTTCCACCTTACCAACCTCCCAAAAATTTTTTCCCTCCTTCAAAAACTAAAAGGCTTACAAAAAGAAAAAGCTAACGAAAAAGCATGGTAGTTATCGTGTTAATTTCTTTAGGCTTATTTGATTTTTTGGTTTATGATTTTTTCAATGCACACCAAAAGAATGGGAAATAAACTTTGAATTGGTTTAAAGAGTTTCCCCGACATGACTTTCTGAATCTGATTGCTTCCGGCCTGACGGAAGATCAAGCGTTAGCAGAAGTGAACATTGGTAGAAAAGTCACCTTCGCGGAAGCGGTGGTCGTTCAGTACCAAGTTAAGGAATCGTCTTTTCGTGAAGAACTCGAAGAGGCAAAGAAACGAAGGGCGGACGTTTGGTTCAATGACATAGCTAAAGGCGTGGCCAAGGATATTGAGAAAGATCAAGTGCCCGCCGAAAAATTGAAGTTTGACCAACGTAAATATCTGGCCTCAATCGACAACCCCGAAAAGTATTCTGAAAAGATAAGCCACAAAATGGAAATAGGAATAAACATCTTTCAAGAAATGAAAGACCTTCCAGCGAATGAAGTTAAAAAGCTTATGCAGTCTTGTGACCCATTCGCCGCCATTGAGGTCGATTTTGAAACGGTGGAAGATGAGGATTTAGAAGGGAGTATATTTGAATGAGTAAAGATGAGATTGAAAAGTCTGTAAAGGTTATGCCTAAGAGGGAGTACCCGTGGGATAGGCCTAATAATTTTGAATCGCGAGAGGAAGTGGTGTCGGAAGAACGTGAGTTTAAAAGGCTGATGCGGTCTGAGCGTAAGAAGTTGAAGACGCTTAAACACGCAGGAGTTTTGGAGAGATTTTATACAGACGGCGTTCCATCGTAATAAAAAGGGATTATATTATGCGGTTCGATCTTGTAAATTATTTATTTAGGTTTATAGGTTCTAGGTATCAATGGGGTGCGGAAGGGCCATATAATTCGGGTTTTGATTGTAGCGGACTGGTGCTCGAAGGGCTTAGGAGTATTGGAAAGTGGGGAGTGGGGGATGCAAGTTCTCAAATGATATATAATCATTTTGCTAAAACTGACATATCCTCTTCGGTTAAAGCGGATATCGGACATATACTTTTTTTCGGTAAGAACAAAGAAAGCATAACCCACATCGGGATTGGCCTTAACAATTATCAATATATCGAAGCTGGTGGCGGAGGTTCAAAAACCGTAGATAAAGGAATGGTTCGTATCCGTCCTTTTTCTTGGAGAAAAGATCTAGTAGCAGTTATCGACATTTTCAAGGAGTAAAAAGTGGCAAAGAAGAAAAAGTCAGAAGATCTTAAAAGCGATATCGCGGAGTTAGAAGAAGTTAACTCCCAAGAAGTTAAGGTCGATATTTTTGAGGGCACTGAATTGGAGGAAGATCCCGAACCCGTGGTGGAAGAAGTTAAGGTCGATGTGGGCGGAGGTTCAAAGGCAAATAGTTCTAAAGGCGTTTTGCTTGGGTTTCATCCTGTTACTAACGAGCCTGTTTACAAATAGAAAAACGCTAAAACATTCAAAACGCTAAAACAAAACCCAGGCCTTAAAGGTTTTAGCTAATGCGTCCAGATCAATCTATTAAGGCCAAAGATATTCTGATGCTTCAGAAGTATCTAGCTATTGTCTTAAAAGATTTGGCCGATATATGGACTCCGCACTCAGGACAGTTAAAAGTGGGTACGGCCTATTTCTTAAAGGGCCTGAAAAAGATATTCGTTAGATGTGGGCGAAAATTCGGTAAGACAGAACTGGCCTGTTACATCCTTTATCGTATCGCATTGTCTAAACCTAATCAGCATTGTTACTACATCGCTCCAACCTACAAACAGGCAAAAGAGCTTGTGTGGGAGAACGGGCGATTACCTAATTTCCTGGGAAAACTTTCAAGTAAGTACATCGAGGGTAAACCTTCTGAAACTGAACACCGTATTAGATTTAAAAACGGAAGCTTCATTAAGATTGATGGGTCTGAGAACTACGAAGCTTATCGAGGAATAAACCCTCACGCCATAGTTTACGATGAGTATAAAGATTTTCATCCTAAGTTTCATGAAGGGATGGAGCCTAACCTGGCCACCTACGAAGCGCCTATTTTTATTTTCGGAACGCCACCGGATACGGAAGACCATGCTTTTTGTCGCACAGAAACGGGGATAAAGAGAAGCCCTTCAGGTGCAGCGTTTGAAATGCCTACGGACACTAACCCTTATATTTCAAAAGAGTGGTTAGAGGAGATGAAGGAAACGCTAATCGTTAGAGGCGAGTGGCATGTTTGGATGCGGGAGTATATGGCCCAAATTGTTCCTTCAGGAGCATTGCACATATTCCCCATGTTTGAGGCCCCCAGGATTTCTCCCGACGGAAAGTTTGATGGGCACACAAAGCACGTACGTCCTCATGCAGAATTAATGGAAGAGATAAACAGACATCCGAAAGATTACACATACCATGCGATTTATGATCCGGCCTCAACGTCATGCTTTGGTGCCTTAATGTGCTCGGTTCATAAGAGGACTAAGAAGGTTTTAATCTTAAGAGAAATTTACGAGAAGAATAAGGATAAGACATCTTCCAAACAAATATGGCCACGAGCTTGGGCGCTCAAAGAATCTATTATGCCAAGAAGAGATTTTTGGAGAGATGTTTACGATTACGCCGCCGCTTGGTTTGCAAACGAAGTTAAAGACGAATACCGAGAAGGGATGATCCCTTGTGTGAAAGATCTAAAAGATAAAACAGTAAAACTCTCATCGATAAAAGATTTTATCAGAGAAGATTTATTCGTTGTATCAGATCAATGCCCGAAGTGTGTTTGGGAGATAAGAAACTACGCGACGGATGAAGACGGCAGACTGGCCAAAAAGAACGACCATTTAATGGACTGCATACGATACCTATTTAACGACGCGCATTTACATACCATTCCAAGAACTAGGTACAAATCGCCGGATGACCTAAGACTAGTGCCAGAGGAAGGCTTTCCTGAATTTGAAGAAGATAATCCTGAAGACATTTTTGAAGACATAACAGAGGAGTTTTATGACTAAAGATTCTATTGAAATGATTATTGCCTTAGTGGCGCTAATTGTTGGAGGAGCGGGGCTAATAGTGGGTTCTTTTGCTCTTGCCTTAATCGTCGGGGTGAAAAATTCTACCCATCAAGTTTTATGGAAGAACGTAGAACCGCCAGCGGAGAAGGAAGAGGAAGATGATCCCTTTATCTACGGCCCGCCGCTTGAGCAAGAAGAAAACCCAAACAAGAAACTTAAAAACAAAAACGATGACGAGGATTTTGCTGATCTCAGCGATCCAGAAGTCACATCAAATGATTGGAGGTAATATATGAGCTCTAATACGCTCGATAATTTAGACAGCCCAGGATATTCCGACGAGCAGATCCCTTTTCAATTTAGAGAAAAGAAAGGGGAGGAGGATACTCACAGATGGCTTAAGTGTTGGTTTGAGTATGAGTACGAGAAAGCTTACCCAAGATACATAATGTATCGAAGATACTTAAACATGTATAAGAACCTCGATGAGTACGAAGGCGACGGCATGATGAAGACATCTTCCCGTACGACTGGACTCGCGAGAAGAAAGCCTAAAGTTAGAGATAACATGATCTATGCTTTCACAGAGCAAAGAATCGCTCAGGTTTCTAAGCAAAAGACGGCGTTAACTTTTATCCCTAGAGTACAAAATTCTCAAGACGACATCAACGCTACTAAGGCAGCGAAGCTTTTGGTTAAGGCCCGATACGAAGAGACTGACTTTGATGGCGACATGATCCGAATGGATAGAACTACCTATCTTTTAGGACATTCTATTTACGAGAAATGCTGGGATAAAAATCAAGGCGGGTTAGCTCCAAGTTATGTGCGGGCAAAAGCTAAGTATAAAGAAGGAGAAGGCGCTCTAGTAGATGAAGCTACGGGACTGCCACTTGATTTAAAGAAGCCTGTGTTTATTGGAGATACGAAGGGTAAGCTTTGGCAACCTTACGAGTGGTTTCCCGAATCGTGCAAAAAGAAACTTCTTGAGTGTGATTACGTTCAAACTCACGAGTGGGTGACAAAGCAATTGGTTGAGCATAAATGGCCCAAGGCAAAAGATAAAATAAAATCGTCCGAATACGTGAAGTGGGATTTTACCACCGATAGGTTAGATCGTCCAAATAACGAAATAATGATTAGAGTGTTTTGGCATAAGCCTTCTGAATATTTTCCTGAAGGATGCCGAATCACATGGTGCGATGATCTCATATTAGAATGGATAGATTTTCCTTACGACCATGGGAAACTACCTTTTGTAGATGAAAGGGACATTGAAGTTGAAAACGAGTTTTGGGGAAGACCTTTCGTGACCAACATCGAGCAATTCTACAAGGTAAATAATTCTCTGATCTCCGGTATGGCAAGAAATCACGGAGTATTAAACGCTCCTAAAGTAATTGCCCCCGAAGGAAGTGTAGATGCCAAGTCTTGGAATAATGAATACTCTTTCGTTCAGTACCGTGGAGCGGTAGAACCTAAAATACTTCAACACCAATACGTAAATAGGGGAGAGTTAGATTTTCAAAAGCACTGTCAATCTAGGGCCGGAGAACTTTCAGGGGTTTTTGACATCTCTAGAGGTATCGTTCCCCAAGGCATAACCGCCGCGTCGGCCATTCGGTACTTGGATGAACAAGAACATCAAAGAGCTAACCCAAGTATTTCTAAAAGGAAGAGAAGAGTTTTAGATATTACAAGGCAAGAAGTTTCTCTCATGTCGCAATATTACAAAGAGACCGATGAGAGAACCATTCGACTAGTTGGTGAAAACAATGAGTTCATTATTAAATCGTTTAAAAAATTAGCTTTAGGAAGTATTGCAGATGTCAGGTACGAGAACACTTCCTCTATCGGAGATTCTAAAACAGGAGCGATAGCGGACATTATAGATTTAAACGCGGTAACTCAAAACGACCCGGTATTTAAACCTAAAGAGATCATTAAACTTTTGGACTTAGGACTTAACGATGCGTTTAAAGACGAAGCGACGTACGCAATTGATACCGCGAGAACCATACTAGACATGTTACTGGATGGAGAGCAAGCGCCTCCTCCAAGCAAAACAGATGGCCTACTAGAGTTCTACTCTGTTTTTGGAAGATTCATCGAGAGTTTAATTTACAAAACAAAACTAGATGAAGCCATAAAACAGTCTGTAGATGATTACATTATAGGGATAGAAGTGTTGATGTGGCAAAAGTCTGTCGAGAACACAAAGTTTGCTCAACTTCTTTTAGCTTTTGAGAAATACCCTATTTTCTTTTCTGTACCTCAACCGCCCATGCCGATTGCGCCTACGCCGGAAGCTTCCCAAAAATCTTCGGGAGGAGCGGATACCGGAGCAATGGAATTTCAAAAGCAAGAGATCGAAAAACAAATGACTGAACAAGGAGCTCAATAATGAACTTAGAAGAATCAATGGGATCTACAAACATGGCCGCGCTAGATATTGACCCTAACGAAACTTTCGATGATTTAGATTATGAATCTGAAGGCAGCAAGAAGTTAGGCGAAGATTTCCAAGATAAATTCAAAGACAGAATTGACAAGGCGAAAAAGGCAAAGTCAAACGTAGAAGATGAAAAGGAAGAGAAAGAAGAAAAGAAAGAATCAAAAAAAGGTACTGACTTAGATCTTCTAGACGAAAAAGAGGCGAAGGAAGAGGAAAAGAAAGAAGCTCCTAAAAAAGAAAAAGCTGACAAAAAAGAAGAGGTAAAGGAAGAAACTGCTGAAGAGAAAGAAGCGAAGGAAGAGAAGGAAGAAAAATCCGAGGCCAAGAAACTAAAGATTCGGATGTCGGATGGGCTATATAGTGTAGAATCTGATTCTAAAGTAAGAGTAAAAATTGCAGGAGAATACCAGGAAGTTCCATTCCAAGAACTAATTAATAACTATTCGGGCAAGGTTGCCTATGACAAAAAGTTCTCAGAGATGGGGAACGAGAAAAAAGAGATAGAACAAAAAGCTGCTCAAATTGAAAGGCAACAAGTTTTTATCAAGAATACCGCTTCCGAAGTAATTAAGCATTTAAGTGACCCCGATGCCAATCCGCTTGATGCGCTGTATTTTTTAGTTGAAAAAAGCGGACAAGATAATTATAGTGTTTATAAGAGGATGTTAGAGGCCAATCTCGGCGAGGTTGAAAATCTAATGTCTATGTCTGAAGTCGAAAGAAAAGCGTATTTTCTTGAGAAAAAAGACGAGTTCCGAACTAAGTCCGAACAGGCCCGTATCGCCGAATCTACGAAGACAGAAGCTTTTAACCAAGCAGTCCAAAAAGTAGATTCTATACGACAAGCTCATGGCGTTAGTGAAGAGCAATACTTACAAGCTTTGGATCAATTAGAGTCCGAAGGCACAGACACGAACAAGATGACGGACGAACAAGTGGTCGACTATGCCAGTCTAAAACCGCACACCGTTACAGTTCAAGATGTTCTAGAGCCTTTTGAAGATTCTATCGATGACTCCAAATATTCTGAGATTGTTCGAAACTTAGCACGTCAAATACGAGCGAAAGATTTCACAAAAGAACAATTACAAGAATGGGCAAGCAAAGAGTTCATGGATGAAGACGTTAAAGATCTTCAATCAAGAACTAAAGAAGTTCAGAAAAAGAGCTTAAGAGAGGAAGTTAAAACTCCTTCTAAGTTTGAAACTTTGGACTTTGATGACGAGGATTAAACCTTAAATCGTAAAACCCATAAAACATGTCCTCCCATCGAATCGGTTTAAATAACAACTAATTAGTCCAGGGAGGACATTACTATGGGTCAATTTTCATTAACAGAAACGTCTGGTAACTTTTTAACCAAGTTCCAAGCACGTTCAGTAAATCACTACAATTCAAAAGCTCTTTTAGATGGCCGTATCAAGAAAGTGTACGACTTCGTAGGAAAGCAAAAAAACATCGAAACTCAATTGTCGTTTTCTGGGGGTGTAGGAGCTAAATTGCTTCCTAAGGCCAACACTTCGATCATCGAGCAAGCTGTTATCACAGCTACTAAAAACTACGCAAGAGTTCTAGTTGACCGTGAATCTTTGAAAGCTGCCTCGTCTAACGACGGTGCATTTCATAAGTTTATGGCGTATCCCGTAAAGAAAGCGGTTGAGTCTTTCATCCGTAACTCTAACCGTATGTCTTTCGGCGACGGTACGGGGATTCTTGGACGTGGAGCGGGAGCCACAAACGTATCTGGAAACGGATCGGTAGCTACTCCATATATCGTAACGCTTAGAGCTTCTGACTGGAATGAGTCAAATTTCGAGGAGCAAGATTATGTTCAGTATGTTTCTGGCCTAAACGCCGGGGACAACCTCGGCGGAACCGCTGAAGGCGGAGATGCTGAAACTAACCTTCTTATGATTGCTGAAGTTATTCCAGCTTCTAGACAACTTAAGTTAGTAGGTACATCTCCTGCTCTTGCCACCCTATCGGGCGCTAACCCTGTTGCTACAACTGCTGGGTTTGTTATGCAGAGATCTTACCTAGCTGAACCAAATGGCCTTTCAGGCGTAGTAATGGCGACTTCAGGGTCACTTTACAACATCCCTGTTAAGCGTAGATGGCAGTCTCAGCAAATCGACGCTCTTGGACAGGGTGTCGTAACTGACGCTCTTAACGACGCTGTTCTTAAGCAAGAGAAAGCTACTGGCGAAACTCCTAAAATGGTTCTCATGAACTTCAACCAAATGAGAAAAATTCTTGCTCAATTGGAAGACCAAAAGATCTACAATCTTCCAAACAAGAATTTTAAAGGCTCAGTGGGCTTTTCTGGTGTTGAGCTTATGACTTCTCGCGGAGCTATCGGTATGTTTGTAGATAGATTTTGTCCTGAAGACAAAATTTTTCTTTTAAACGATGAGCACATGGTTCGTCATCACCGTCCTGACTTCGGTTGGTTTGACGATGACGGTACAGTATTTCTTCGCACGACTGACGAAGATACTTACGAGGCACGATATGGAGGGTATTACCAAAACCTTATCGACCCGACTTTCCAAACTGTAATACATAACCTTTCTAAGTAATTAGAAAATTGAGGGGCTTCGGCCCCTCATTTTATGTACGTTTTCACATAGCTATCGACCAGTGTTTTTATCTTGTTATTATTACATCCTGAAATTATCCTTTTAATAACGCAAAATAATTTGCGATCCCTCCACAGGGTAACAAGAGGAAAAATATGAAAAATTCAATCAAAAGAACTCTAAAGTCGCGTCAAATTGGGTTAGTGAAAACTTACCATTTGATATCAGGCACAGCAGCAACCCCTATCGATTCGGGATTAGACAAAGCATTTATTTCAAGCGTAGAAGACCTGGGCGCCGGTAACTATAAGTTAAATTTCATTGAACCTTCTAGATTAAACATCGTTGTAGATTCTGTCGTTTCCGCTACTGAAGACGCGGTTATATCCGTGGCAGCAGTTGATAAATCTTCGGTAACTGTTCAAGCTCAGGTTGCAGGAGTGGACGCTAACGCTGATTTCTACATATCACTTGTTCATTCAACTTTATTAGACACACTTTTCTAAATTAACAGGGGGGTGAAGCTTTGTCCCCCCTTACCTAAGATCCCCATAAGGAGGAGAGGTTATGGCCAGCGAATCAGGATTTACCACGCAAAAAAAAGTTGGGGGCGCTCAACACAAAACTATTCACAATTTAGGGTCAGATAGGTACGGAACTTCCGTAACTTCAAAATCACTTTCGGAAGTTAACGCCGTCGCAGCGGACATCGTGAACTCCGTAGCGTCCCCAGATAATAACTTTGTTTTCATCGAGATCACAGGGCATTTGGCCAGAAAGGGCGATGTTCTTAGAATGTCTTCCGGCGCGCTAGTCGGGTACGAATTTGAAATAGTAGACATAGTGGATGCAGACATTTTTTCCATCATAAACGCCGCCGACAGTATCCCTTTAAATACGGATACTGCGAAAATTATGAGATGGGTTACTAATAAAACCGACTCAGAAGGGAACGTAAACTTCTCGCCCGGCCCGACTCAATATGTTCTAAACGGAAGCGCCCAACAAGTAGTGGAAAGCACGGCAACCCCAGCAAATAACCGCGCTCTCCCTTCGCAATTAATGATTTACAAAGATGGTGTACAGCTTCCAATTAATAAAAGCTCATCGGTTGCTGCCGAGACTGTGGCCGTCCCGGTTGAGATAGTCGGGGCCAGTGGTGCAGTAATAACCATTACCGCCGGGGATATTAACGTCCAACTATCGGATCAAGGTGCAAATCCAGATATTACAAGAATAGGAAATGGGACTAATCAGCTTGGGATCAATTCAAGCCTTGAGGCATTGGTTCATGATGCGGATTCTTTAGTGCAAATTTCTGCAATCAATACTAAAACTCCAGCACTTGTGGGGGGAATGGTTCCAGTTAACACAGGACTAGTTCAAGGTTTAACAGATACCCAAATTAGGGCCACCGCACTTCCTGTATCCGGGCCACTAACCGATGCTCAACTTAGAGCAACTCCAGTACCTATCTCTGGGAGTATTACGACAAGTGGGCTAAATAACACTGAACTTAGAGCAACCCCTGTACCAATTTCAGGAGCTTTAACAGATGCTCAAATCAGGGCCACAGCACTTCCAATTTCAGGAAGCGTAAGTCTGGCCTCTGCCATTCCTACAGGTGCCAATGTCATCGGAGCACTGGCAGCAAACCAATCGGTAAACGCTGCTCAGATAAACGGTGTCACTCCCTTGATGGGAAATGGTGCCACTGGCACGGGATCTCTGCGAGTAACAATTGCCTCAGACAATACAGTTATTCCAGTCGCCCAGGCCGCGCAGGTAGGATCTTTTCAAGAGATTTTAAACTTAACTAACTCTGCACAAACCTTTACGGCCCCTGCAAATTCTAAGTGGTGCAAGGTTTACGCGGATGATACCAATACGGTAAACATCAGGGTTAAAATTGGGGCAGCGGCCACAGTATCATCGGGGGTGCAGTTCCAACCAGGGAGATCAGAAGATTTCCAAGTGGGTGGGAATGTCTCGGTGATTGCAGAGTCGGCAGCTTCTAACCAAAAAATAAATGTAACTTTCGGGGTTTAAATATGACAAATATAATTTTACTTTTTACGCTACTTTTTGCCCTTGCAGGCATAAGGGTTGATGCTGGATTACCACCAACTTCTCTAAAATCTCCAACCTCTCCAAAGTTTACGAACTTTAATTTTGAAGTACCATATGGGCAAGCGGTAAAGACAGTCACGGGTGGATTGATTGAAACCGGAAACGGAAATGTCTTAGGGAACGCAAACTTTGAGGCCGCCACGGATCAGTATTGGTCCACTTATGCCGATGCTGCAGGTGACGCTCCAGTTGATGGGGACGGTGGCTCCCCGGCATCAACCTTTAGTATCCTAGATGATACATCGATGAGTGGCACAAAACATGCCCAGTTTTATAAGTCAGCTAACAATCGAAGAGGCGAAGGATTTAGTACGGATTTCACGATAGATAATCATGACCAAACACGAATGATTAGCATTTCTTTTGACTATTTCACATCTCCAAATTACGTCGATGGAGATATGCGTATCTATGTTTTCGACACAACTAATTCCAGACTTATCGAACTCGTCGCACGTGATCTTATGGCAAACGCCAAAGGGAGTTACACAGCTTCATTTCAGGCCTTTCCTGACTCGGTTAACTATCGGCTTATCGGACATATTGCCACCGTTTCAGCTCTCGAATATTGGGTAAAAATTGACAAGGTAAGAGCGGAGGCGAGTGCTCCCAAAGTTAAAGGTGCGATTGTTACAGATTGGCAAAGCTACGTTCCAACCCTTCAATCCGCTACTGGCACGATAACAAATGCTGCCAACGTGGGTAGGTTTAGAAGAGTTGGAGACTCAATAGAGGTAGAGATACAAACCCTTTTTACCGCAGCCTCAGGGGCCTTTAGCACTCCTTGGTATT